GTTTGTAGATGTGAATAACATCCCATCACCCCAGTCTTGAACAACTGGTTTACCTTGTGTCGCACCAGGCGTTAGATCTTTCTGACCAACTTTTGATGTGAAGGCAAGATAGCCTGGATCGTTCGCATCTGGTTCAATTACAAATGCATATTCTTTTTCAGTTTCAAGTGCAATCGGTGCATCAAATTCAACTGTTGTTGCGGCACTTGCATCATCTGAGATATTAACTTCACTAGCTTCTAGGTGAACTTGAGAGAATGGAATAACTTCTGATGAAGGGTATCCATTGACAACTTCACGCAACATAACAGTGACACCGTTAATACCACCACCACCTGCGATGGTAGATGTTGATTTACGTTTGAAATATAGATCTAATTTAGATGCAAAGACCGTATTACTTCCACGTCCCATACCTTTCTTAATGAAGAAAGTCTGCGCAAGAGGATCACCACTGTTATCTCTTGGTTCTGGTGGGGGTGGTGGACGGAAGGTCACACTGCGAGTAGATGTTGATGTTGAGTAATCAACTGTAGGCATACGTGTTGACATACTTGATTTTGTTACATCAAAGTTATATGCAGAATATTTCAGTTTACATCTTGACGTACCTGCAGAATTTCTTGCAGAGTACTGCTGAACGTCTAGGATTTGTAAGTCTCTTTCACCAACAAGGAATTTTTCTGCAGGCAATTTGAAGACTGCACGTAAAACACCATTGGCATCTGTGGAGATTGGTGCGCCAAACCTACCTTGTCGACGTACCTTACTGATTTTGTTTACTGTAGTACCATTACATACATGCGCATCTACGTTTACTTTATCAAAGAAGAAGTAATGTTGAGTATTCGGTCTCAATCCAGATACTAAGATCTTGATGTCAGTAGAAGCCATGTAAGGTTTGAACTGGAAGTTAGATACAAAGTCACCAACTTTACTGGTTTCTGTACCACCTTCAAATTCAACATTACCAAATGTGTCAGTGAATGTTACTGTACCACCATTTGAACGTGCACGGCGCATCTGTGCTTGTATTTCTGCACTAAATTGATTTGTGTTAATTCTTGCATCTGTCATAGGAATGAACTTCTGCAATGCTTCTGCGAAATCTACGAATGGTTTTTCAAAATCAATCTCAATTGGATTGGTTGTTGTGTCGTATGCAGCTTCGTATTGTGGTCTAATGTACCCACGACCACGATAGTTATAGAAGTTAGATACGCAGTTTCTGTATCCTGTTGCATACTTCTGATTAATGATAGACACGTGGGCGTTACGACTTAATGTTGCAACGGCAGGTTCTTCAGTAGGAGACGGTGCAGGGAATGCAGTCGCACCTGATGAAGTCTTGTACTTAAGATCTAATGGGAATGTTGTAACTGCAGGTGTCATTATTTTCTTAGAGAAGTGCACTGCAGAATTAAACTTTGGATCTCTTGTGTTTGCAAGATGCATGTCATTAAATGGATCTACAATAAATCCATTCTTAAATCTTGACAATCCGTTCTCGTCGAGAACAGTCATGTTGTTTGTTTCTTGTTCCAACTGGTTCAATGATGTATAGTATACCAGTTTATCCAGTCTCTTTTCGATATTTTCGATGTCTTTCATCGTATATCGTTTAATGCCTTTTGATTTCGCACGTACTGCGTACTCACGTTTACCTTGTTGACTTGCTTCCTTGGGTGAAAGGATTGGCGCACCAGGCACGAAGATTTCAGAGATGACTATTTGATTTTCGTCAACCGTTGGTGGACGTGGTTCTCTTTCTTCCTCACCTTTAATATAGTTGAATTGACCATAAGAGTCAATAGCAATAATGTCATAACGTGGTAAATAATATTCAATATCTGCAGATGCATACTGAGTTGTCGCAGGTAATGTGTAATTTCCTGTGAATGAAGGAGCCTGAGCATCAATTGTGTTTTGGTTTGCGATTGATACGGCAGGTGCACCTGCAGCGGCAGCTTGACTATAACTTAATGCGGCGAGTTTGTCAACCTGTGGTCTGAAGTCCAAACAGTCACGTAGGTTATATTTGTATCCTGATTCTGAAACATATACTGGGATATCTTTTTCGTCAACACCTGTATAAGATGCAACGTGATAGAAACTTTCCGCACCAACTGGTTTGAGAGTTTCAAATACATCAATGCGAACAGTAAGTTGTTCGTTATTTGGGCGTTCACGACCTTGAATATACTCAATAAAAGATAGATCGTAATACTGATCTTTTTGGTTCATGTTCAGTCTGAAAGATTTTGTGTAATCTTTACCAGAAGAATCTTCGATAGAAGTAATTTTATAAACGTCTGGGAAACCCAATGAGAATTTTGTTCTAGTAGTAACGTGATCAAGTTTTAAGTATACATCTCTTGCAGACTTAGTAAACACTCGTGCATCGATTGCACGGTAGTCGTAGTAACAAATTACACTTACACCATCACCTACTGCGGCGTTTGGTAATGTCACAGTCAAGTTTGAACCACCAAGTGTGACTGCAGTACCTGTTGGAGTTACTTTTGTACCAGTAGAAGTAATAACAAGGATGTTATTTTGAGTTAAACTGAAGTCTGTTCCCACACCTGTTGAAGATGTAGTAATAGTAAATTCATTGCTGTTTACCACGTGAGATGACTGACCTCTGATAGGTACAATCAAATCATCTTCGTATACATCGTAAAGATAGTCCATACCTGTATCAAAGATGTATGCACGTTTGTCAGTTCCCTTAAGGGTACTTCCAACTAGGATTTCACCAGTAGTTGCACCGTCAATCTTTGCAACGTCATTGAAACCTTTACCTGCGTTCATATCAACACCAAAGAGGTATGCACGATCTTCTGTTAAGTTAGAAACGAAACATTCACCAATCTTTGCATTACCACCGTCTAAAAGATCCTGTGGAGTTGAGATATCAATGTTGATGTGTCCAGAATAACCAGTGACATCTACATAGTTACCATAATTAAAGGACACAGGCTGCGATGTCTGAACTTCTGTATTAGTCGTAGGTTCTACTTCGAAAGACTGTGTCCCAACTGACTCGACACGAAATCCTTTAACGTATGCCACGCCTGGATCTACTAGTGCTTCGAGTGCAGTGTTCGCAACATCTGGATTTCTTTCTACAGAAACTGGGAAGTCTCTTAAGATATAGTTACCAGACTCTTCATATGTACGTCTTGCGGTAACATCACCAAGAATGTTATATTGAGATATGTCACGAATGCGAACTGCGTTTCCGTTTTGATAACGAATTAATGAGAAGAACGTTGAGTCTACTTCTGATTCTGCTTCAGTTAGTTTCGAGAGAATAGGTGTGAGTTTTAATCTGTCTGCGCCTGGCGCATTTTCGTTTGTCGAACCGTTTGCGTTATCATACAGACTATCGTCTTGAAGATATGAAACAAGTGCTTCGTCGATTTTAAAACCAACGTGCGCATCAGCAGGTTCTGCGTTATATTTTTCAACAACAAGGGTTTGTTCTTCTGCATAGAGGAAGTGTCCCTTTTGGAATAAGATGCCTGGAGCGACTTGAATACCGAAAGATGAACCTGTTGGATCGTATGATGCACGGGCAACATCGATGCTGTCAATACCAGTTTCAACAGGTGTCAGTGGTTCAACTGTACCAGCTTTGTATGTGTACTTGTCAATACGAATTGTTTCACCCGCTGCAAATTCTTTTGCAGTACCCTCTGTATTCAGGTAACGGATGAAGAAAGTGTTTAGATTAGGTGGACGAGTTGTAAAACCTGCACTTGCAGCGACAACTTGTGCACTCACCAAAGAGGTTGCACCAACTAGAACGTATACGATATCGATCTCAGTTGAAACACCACCTAGAGTGTCTGTAGTAGTAGTTCGTTCACTTACATATGCTTCTGGGTTGAAATATGTCTGACTAAGAGTTTCTGATGCTTCACGGTTAGCAGTCTTTACGAACTTGAGGTCTGAGATGTCAGTAAATGTACAACCTTTAATGATACTACCTTCTTTGAAGATGTTATCACCGAATTGTTCTACTTGGTTTTGCAGAGAAGTTTGAAGTTGTGTAAGTTCACGTGATTGGACTGCGTAGCCTGGTTTGAACAGTACACGATAGAACTGGTTTTCGATGTCGAAGTCATCGAAGTATGGTGATACATTTAAATCTGTATTAATCGGCATTCTATCTCTTCCTTAAAATTCCATCACGAATTTAAATTCTTCTCGTGAGTTTTCCGTTCTAGGCAATGCAAAAAAGTCTTCAACAAAATATGTTCTTCCTGATCGCTGCACGTAAGTCGGTTCAATTACATTAGACGCTATAGGTGTATTTATTCGCATTAACTGACCAGTCTCATTACGCAAGTTTAGGTTCAAGTCTAGTGAGTTACTTGAATTTGCTTGATTTTGATACTCACCCATATATTCTGCAAGATATAACGTGTTACTCGAATAATCGATATCATGAACAACTGCTTTAAATACGACCTCTTGGTCTGCGTTTAACTGTTGAACGACACCGTTGACCAATGTTTTATCAAAATCATCAGTAGTAACTGCAATCCTATTGTCAAAGACTGATGGAATGTCATTACTTGCTATTACAACGTTGTTTCCATCCCTAAATTCAGGGTTTTTGACCAGTCCAATTGTCGAGTATGTGTTATTTGCACCAATAAGAAGATTATCCTCTCCTGTTATATATGCATATATGCCGAAATGGTGGCATTTAAACTCATCAATTAGATCGTGTCCATGTCCATCTACTGGTGAAAGGATGGGTCTAAGGATAGCACGAGTGTCTGTTCTTGTTGGATCGTTGGGTGAAAAGTCGTAAAGTGGATCAACAACTCTTGCGACGACATTGTTATATGCACTACCACGTGATAACAATGTTGTATTTCTAATTCTACCTCTACTATCGATGACTGGGATCGCTACTGCGCCTGTACCATCACCATCGATTTGAATTCTTGGTAGGATTTGCCAATTGGCATTCTGGGAAACCCCTGCGAGTACTGGATCTCTATCTACTCTGAATTGTACTTCACCTGTTGTGGTGTTATATTGATAGAATTCAATGTTGAATAGGTTAGTTACCGCATTGTCATTATTTGTAACGTAAAGGGTTTGACCATAATAGTAAAAGAAAATCTGAGAGATAGTGTTCACATCATTGGGTCTACCAAATAATAGTCTTGTACTATACGGTGCCTGGGATAATGAACCTGTTACTTTAGTGTATCCTAAGTTATCATCTAAGTTTGTCACGAAGATGTCTGATACTTCACCACCAGTTGTATTCGCAACTGGATCAACTACGAACTCAGAACTCTTAATTGGAATATACCCAAGTGCGTTATATGCTTCGAAGTTCAAGTCACTCAGATCGTACATATACTTCCAAAGGTATCCATCGGCAGTTTGATAGATTTGAGAATCAGTGTTTGCGTTCCATGCAGGTGGAGCTTCTACTGGTGCATTGTCATTATTGAATAGACATTTGAATATTCTGTAGTCACCAGTGTCGTTGTTTGTCGGACCAACTACGGCATAAAACTTCTGATCTTCCAAATCAATTGCATCATCATACTGAACAAATACTTCATCTCTTTGCCATGGGTAATACTTGATCATGAAGTGAACATCATCATTGTACACTTGTTTACCAAAAAGGATTCGCTCTTTGAACTCATTATCTGAGAACTGAGAGTTTTCAGCATCAATACGTTCAATCGCAGAACACATAATGTACATGTCACTGTTCACGATGTCTTCAATAAACAATCGTGTCGTATCGGATTTGAATTGTGTAGTTAAGATTTCTGCCATTGTATCTCTCTGTTTTTCATATTTCTCATAATATTTATGGTGTTAACCCAATCGGATTTTTCTGCGTGGATATAGTTGTTTAGTTTCTTGCTCATTATCAACAAAGAAGTTGCGTCTAGTTTCTGATGAGGATCTGGACTTAGTATTCATTCGAATATAATTTGGTATGAAAACACGTTTTGTTGTGGAACCATATAAATCGGAAAGATCAGATCCACCGTTCTGTGGAAATCCTTCAACGATCTTGTTTACTCTGTTTGAACTGTAGAGCATATCAGAGGTTGCAGTTGCTCCTGCAGTACCTGCATTTGTCCAGTCAATTAAGTTTTCACTGATCATTACTTCTTTTGCAGTTCTTCGCATTGCTTCTAGTAATTGATCATGAGTTGGATACTTACCAGTTGTGTCGAAGAACCAATCTACAAAGATGGCACCTGCACCTGCGGCGACTGGAGCGGCACAACTTGTACCTGAGAAGAAACCCCATTTGTATCCACCATCATAAGTGGAGCTTGGATAACTTGTCCAAGTATATGCACCATGCGCCCACAGATCAATGTAAGGTCCTCTGTTACTATAATCATCTGGAAGTCTGTTAATACTACTGTGTTGACATGCACCAATTACATAACAGTTTGAAGATGAGGCAGCATATGCCCTCAATGGGTAAATGGTTCTGGCGGTTCTTCCTGTTGTTGTGAACATATAATCACCACTACCGTCTAGATCTGTATCAACTGTATCGCCAGCATCTGTTGCGCATCTAGTATTCCATGCAGGATCACTGTACTTAACACCAACACCTGAATTGTTACCTGCACTCTTAAAGTGGTATATACCGTTAGTACTTGCAAAGTTTCCAACAAGAGTATCGAATGTCGACCCAAAGGATGCAGAACCAACACTGATGAACCACTTCTCTGTCTGATCTACAGGATCTTCTACGACACGAGGTGAAAGGTTCGCCGCAACAAATGCAGAGTAATCACCATTCCAACCGCCAGCGGGTCTGTTTGTGATAACTTCATCACCGTTTGATTTTACATCAGTGATTTGATTAATGTCATCTATTTTATATTGAACTTGATGCTCAAGACCTGAGTATCCCCATGCACCAGTAGTTACGGTAGCATTTCTCACACCTGTGGTTGGATTGACTGGTTTGTTTTGATGAAAGTTTAAAACTGCATCATATGCTGTTGTAACACCATCTGAAAGATATATTACTCGTAAACTTGAGACCTTTGCCCAACCACAATACAAACCACCTGCGGCACTCAACACACCAATCGCATGTGAAGAGAACATTGTGTTACCATTTGTCGCTTGTAGATTTCGAGCAGTAGATATTGAATTATTATAGACATTCCAATCAGTTCTCACAAACCTAGAAGACCCATTATCATCTAATGTATCTACATGATTTTCCCAAACATCGTTCGCAATAACTGGTGCTCCAGCTTCAATTGCAACGATATCAACATAATTACCTGCGTAGTTCTGTTCAATATCCAAGAAAGGAACTGATGCATCTTCATTTTCGGGTGAATTTATAAAGAAACCAAGAGGACCTGTATTCGCAACGAGGGGTTGACTTGTACTTCTCAAAGACATATCACTCTGGAAAGAGAAGAATGTAGAAGTCTGTGTCTCTCCAGGCGTAGTTGAAAGCGGTGAAGTTCTTGTTCTAATAGTTATATCTTGAAGGTTTCTTGGAAACTGTGCTTCTTCGATAACATCAAGTTCTTTTTCTACTGCAAGAACGTTACCCTGAGATTGAAGTAGTTCTGCTTCTTCTTCAGTGAGGTTCATTGACACGATACCATTAATCATCGGTAACGAATCCAAGACTTCCATATTAACAACATCATTAGTTGCAAGAGTTTGCTCTTGCATTCCACCATCTTGTAGTATAATGTTGTATCTTGATTTCATTTTATGCGCTTTCTAGTTTAAGACCAGTAAGTGTAATCGTGATAGGATAAGTTGAACCAGATAAGTTAGTTACTCTTACAGGGATCTCAGTCTCTGTAGGTCTATTGTCTACAAATCCAAAGATTGCAGGAGTAGTAACGAATGTGTTCGCAGAAGATGTAATGAATTCTGCAATAACACCACTACCCTCAGTAGGATCTGTACCTTGTGGACGAGATTGATCTGCAGTACGTGATGCGGCATCCTTGTAAATTCTTACTCTTGATGCATAATCAGTTTGCACTGAATACAGACAATAAGAAACACCTAAGTTTGCAAATGCAATGTCTGCCTCTGCATCGTCTGCAATACTTGCAGATGAAACTGTCTGAGAGATACGTGAGGGAGTGAAACCTGCACCACCAGATGCGGCAATAGTAACCTCGTCTGTTGCGGCGTTTGTTGTAATCGCAATACCAGTACCTGCGGCAAGATTAAGAGTGTCTGCAGTTGAATCTGCAACTACACTTGTTTGACCTGCAACTGCAATTGTTGAGAATGTATTTGCGGCACCACCTGCACCACCAACTGCTGTTGATGTGAATGTAATAGAATCTGAAACTGAGTTTGCACTGATCGTCATACCACTACCTGCAATCAATGTCAAGTTGTCAGTAAGACTATCAGCAACAACATCTAAAGAACCTGCAACTGAGATTGTACCAAAGGTGTTTGCACCTGCGGCACCACCACCACCTGTTTGATCGACGAAGGTGAATGTCCCCGAACCATCTGTTGAAAGGACCTGATTAGATGTACCATCAACAATACCATCAAGATCTAAGAGATCAAATCCAGAGTTATTCGCATCTGTCAACATTCCAGTGTATGCAAGATTTGAAAGACTGTCGTCATAATCTCCAATATCATTGTTCGCATTATCAGATAGCATCTTA